CATGATAGCCAGAAGCCAGCATGACCAGTTCGGCCAGTTGGTTGAATGAGGTTGCTCGACCGCTGCACAAGTTTGACACCTCGATGCCAGCGTCAACTCCAGCCATCACTGCACCCACAATGTCGTCGATGTGAATGAAGTCCCGAACTTGCTTCCCGTCACCCCACACTTGAAATGGTGTCTGGCGGTTCAGTCCTCGCTCGATGAACTTCGGGAACGGATAGTCCAAGTCTTGATCCGCGCCATAACCTGAGAACGGTCGGAACACCGACACCTTCAAGCCTTGTTCCCTGGCATGACTTGCCAGCATCTCGCCGGTCAACTTTGCCCAACCATAGGTGAGGTCAGGATTCTGGATGTTGCTCAAGTCAATGTCGGTTTCCTCAAGTTGAACTTGCCAACCCAATTCTTGCAATACGACCGGATAGGCGGCAGAGCTGCTGAAGTAGACAATGCGTTCAGGTTTCGTGCGTAAAGCCCAGCCGAACATTTCAGCGTCAATGGACAGGTCAACCGCTAGCGCCAGCGGTGAGCCTTCAATCATTCGTCGACCACCAACAACAGCCGCCAAGTGAATGACTAGGTCGAACTTGGTGTTGTCGGTTCGAAAGAAGTCGCGAGCATCTACTCCGTTGACAATGTCCACGCCAACAATGACATGATTACTTGAAGCGAAGTGTCGGTGAAATGCTCGACCTACGAAGCCAGCGTCACCTGTGATGAGTATTTTCACGCGCTAAGTCTTTCCACTAGCTGATGGTAATTGTCGCTTGCAATGTAGGTGTTGAACGCTTGCAGGTCTGCGCTGTAGAACTCGCTTGAGTTTGTTTCATGATAAGAATCATCCCACTCACTCTTGCCGATTACTGGGTGCAGATGCTCGATGACAGTTTCGGGCAGGTATCGGATGGCGTTCAAGTCTTGACCTAGTCGAAGCCAGAAGTTGTCCAGATACAAATGAGCGAAGCAGTCAGGAATCATGCCGTTCAGTTCTTCCACTATGCTTCTCGTCATCCCGACGGCTGTTGGCAGTCCTTCCCCATGAAACAAGTCGTCACCATAGACAAGCCCTGTGACAAGGTTGTCAAGGTTTGTGCGCCACACTTTGTCCCACTGCAAGGTTCGAGGTCGATGGTCATCACCAACGAAGATGAAATACTCCCAGCGCTCATCTGTGACCAGTTGCCTTGCAGCGTTGTTGAGTGGGTCGGCCATGCCTTTGCGACCACGTTCGAAGATCAGCACCTCGGTGAAGTTATTTTCGAGCCACAGGTATTGCTCAAGTGTTTCGTCATCCTCGTCGACTACAACAAACAGACGTGACATTGTTTCGGTGTCAATGAGTGACTGTTGCAACTCTTTGATGTTGTGCGGTCGATGTCGACTTGGCACGATGATTGCGGTGTTCATCTTTGCTCCCCTGCTAGAACTGACAAATCTCGGCGAGGATCGTAACCCTCACCCATAACAAATGACACGATTCCGGTCGGCGATTCCAGACCAGCCCTATCCCTGAACCAAGGTGAGCCGCCATCCATCGCTGGAATCTGGATGTGTAGGCGAGGGCCGACTTGAGCGACCTTGTAATGGTGATAGTGGGCAGTGAGTAGAACGTCAGCGTCACCCACTGGCGTTCGCCCTGTCGCCTGTCCTTGCCACCACTTGACTGCATCTCGGGACTGATGACCATGCGCCAGCCCAAGGATTGACCCTGACACGTTCAGCGCCAAAGTCTGATGGTCGCTGTCGGGATAACGGAACTGGACATGAGCGAGCGCAGGGTTCTCGGCGCAAGCATCCTGCACAGCTGAGACCACTTCAATCTGCCACGAGTCGGTGGCCTCACCGATGACATACCGTTGCGCTTCGTCGTGGTTGCCAGGGACAACTGGCACGATGAGGTTGTCGGTCAATGGTGCAAACGCCTTGATCCATGCAAGAAGCATTCGACGGGCAACCCTGACCTGTTGGGTGGTGCTGAGGTCTACTCGTCCAAGAATCTTTGAGTTCTGGCTGACGTTGCCTTCGATGCAATCGCCCATCTGTGGCAACACGACAGTTCCCACTGGTCGACCTATGCGAATAAGGTCTCGGTGTCGCTGGACAGATTCCTCGATGCCGGTCAGAACACGCCTCACAGTGCCTTCTGTGCCGTCTCCTGCATCCTTACCCCACTGTGTATCGCCGATAGCGTAGACAGCGCTCAGATTGCCTGTGTGTGCCTTTATTCGGGCGTGTGGTCGCCACCTTTCCACATGGTCAATGAGCGCTTGAAGGTCGGTGTCGTCAGCTGACGAATGAACCTGCTCAGCTGGGACAATGTTGACTCTGGCAGATTCCAGCCAGTCGCCGTCATACTTCTGCCACCTCGAACGCCGAACGCCAGTGACACGCCATGCAGTTGGGTCGAGGTCGAAGTCGCCCAGCAGGTCAACGGCATCTGGCAATTCACCGGCGGTTCTGGGTGTGGACACAAAGAAACCGCCCGAAGCAGGGTCAACCTCAAGTCGAGGTCGCCATGCTTCGGGCGTATTGGTGGTGCGAGTATCAGAGCCAGATTGACCGGCGCTGGCAAGTTTGGAAAGGTCGTCAGACAAGGTCATTGTGGACACCGACAACCGTTGGATTCCCCACGATTGCGGTGACGACTTACAGTGACAGCGCTCACCTTGAAGCCTCGGTTGGAAAGAACCTGAGCAAGGTCGGTGTGGCGTATCTTGTCATTGAGTAGGGCAGCGTTTAAGGCTTCACGTTCATCGTCGGAAAGACCGACAAGTGAATTGCCAATTGCACATAAGCGACGAGCGACAGTCTTGGCGACGTGTAGGTCATTCAGTTCGGCTATCAAGTCCATAGACTTAGACTAAGCCTTGAACTACTTCGTGCCAATTCCGAACGCTGAATCCTTAGGGTTCAAGGCACGAACCAACACAGGGACAAACGAAGCCCACACTGCGTTGCCAATCTTCACTAGGTCATTGTGAGTCATGGTGAATGGTGTCACGTTGAGCGACATCATCACAGTGATCACACAGGCCAGCAAAGACTGAGCATAAGTCGCCAGGACTGATTGAAGTTTCGGGTTCATAATCACGCCTTCGTTGGCATCTTGCCGAGCTGTAGGTCTACGTCGTTGTATTGAGAAGCCCAGCCGAGAAGTTCCTTGCCCCAGACTCGCGTGAAATAGTCGACGTGCTGTTCGCCAATGTAGCCAGCGCTCGGAGTATCGGTTGAGATGAGAACTCCCACACGATCCGATTGAATCGCCACATGGCCATACAGACCGCCAGCAAAGAAGACAGGTGCGCCGATAGGACACTTGCTCATGTCGGTGTGGCGATGATTCTTTGGGATGTGATTCCATGCGTCGATGGCGCTGGCGTATTTGACCGGCAATCCCCAAGCGTTCTGACAGGTCTTGTGACAACGACCGATTTCAATCTTCTTGTGTTGCAGCATCCATGCGTGCATATGAGCGAAAGCTTGTGAACCTGTGATTCTTGAAAACATAAAGACTCCTAGTCGATGTGGTTGTCGAACTCACCCTGAAGGTGAGCAAGTTTGTCGCCGATGATGATTTGGCGTTGTTCAATCTTGTCAATCTTGCTTGACATCTCATTGACCGCTTGACGTAGACCGCCACCGTTTGGCCCGAACTGCGCAGCGATGAAGTTCAACCTGTCAGAGATTCTCAGTTGTTGACTTTGAAACTCATTCTGGCGTGATTCAATTCGTCGCCAAATACCGAAAGCGCCAGCAAGAATTGCTGCAAAGAAACTGACGATGCTGACCAGGCTTGAGGTGTCGGACAAGTTCATGAAATTACTTCTCAATCACAGCGACATAAACAGTCGTAGTGCCGGTGTTGGTCACTGCATACATCGGGCCAGTGTGAGTGTTGAAAGTAATCTTGTCGCCTGAATCTAACTTCAGACCGTTGGAAGTTGTCACGCCAGCATCGCCGACATAAAGGATTCCACCTGCGGTGTGAAGATGAACTTCTTCGGCTGCGACTGAGTCGGCAACAATCTGACTTGCGGTTGTAGTGATTGAGTATTGTGCGGATGTAATAGCCATTAGGACTCCTTGGTTTCGGTTGGTGTCTTGTCGGTGATTTCCTGATGGCATCCGCCACAGATCACAAGTTCGGCAGGGTCAGGGAACTGCACAGTGAAGCCGTCGTTGTGACAGTCGGGAGTGTGGCAGGTTAAGTTCCAAAGCATGAGTTCCCCTAGTTGTTGTCAGCCGCAGCTGAGGTCATTTGAATGGCGTGGTAATGCAGATAAGTGTTCGTGATTGTGACAGCAGTTGGACTGACATTCAACACTCTGGCGGTAAAGCCTGAAGTCGTGACGCTAGCAACGCAGGTCGCCGCATAAGGTGTGCCTGAACTTGAAGTGATTTCAGCAGTCAAAGTCAGGATTGGATTCTGAGTGAATCGTGTGGATCGAGTAAAGGTGACCGTCACCGAAGCGCCAGTGTTCTGTGCCATGTTGGTTGCGTAAGTGATTTTATCGGTCGAGGTTGCAAATGGGACAGGTCGAAGCACCGAGTCAGACATGGACAAGAACGACAACTGGTTTGGATAAGTTGTCGAATAGGTCTGGTTGATGCCGGTCTTAAGGGTAGTCAGGTCGGCAGCTGAAAGAGCGTTACCGTCCGTGAAGACTGTGCTGACTGGAAGGTTGGCCATGTTAACTCCTACAAACTGGATGGACTTAGATTGAAACTGCAACGCCAATCCGATGGACTGATGTCGTGGTTGATGGACTCAACACAGCAAGTATAGGTAGATTCGTCACGATACGGAATTGTGCGCTTCACTGTTACTCGATCACCAAGTTCAGTCAGCAATAGCGAAGTCCACTCGGTTGAACCTAAGCCATAAGGGTTGAACCCGATGGATTCGATTCGATAAGACGGGATGGCCCAATGGTTTGCCATGTTGGTGGCAATAGTTTTCATGTCGATGTCACTGTAATTGAAACTTGTCAAAGTTCTACTGATTGAGCCATAACGACTAGCGCTTGCACCATTAGTTACGGTGACAGATTTTGGGTCGCTTCCATCCTGATACTTGTCAACCGTAAGGGTAATGGTGTTGTTGACATACTTGTCGCCACCAGTGACCGATACCTCGTCATACTCAATCGTTTCTGCGGTCTGTTGATCGCTGAAAGTGTTTCGAGTGCTGCGGTTGTAAAGGTATGCAAACGGATGAAATGTTGGTTTGCCAGAACGGTCAATAAAGAATCGACCCATCTCGGATAGGGCAATGGTGTTGCAAGCATCCCAAGCACTTAGGAATTGTTTGATGTTTCCATTGTTGTAGGTGCTGGAATATAGCAAACGATAGGCGGAATTCCACCCAACACCGTTGAGAATTTGACCAATCTGAGTGTCAGCTGCAATCGGGGTGTCAGGGGTTGAAATGTAGGCAACACGCTTAGACAGCAAAGTGATTGCATCAGCGCAAGTCAACGTCACACTTGGCGAGAATCCCTGCTCAATCTGAACATCCTCGATGTAACCAGAATAGATTGGGTACTCAGTGCCAGAACTGTATTGAGCAGTAATCTGAACGCCAGTTCCACCAGCAAGCAACGGCCCTAGGTCTTGCCCCATGTAACCCTTGAAAGCTACGCCTGTGCCAGATGAAACGCCAACATTTCCCCAGGCAACAGTGAAAGTTCCAGACCCCATTGACACAATCGGCAAGTTGTAAAAGTTTAGCGAATTACCTGAAGCAATGTTTAAGCCCTGAACCGACACGATGTCATCAACATGGAACGGTTGCCAACTGCCCGAATAGGTGTAGGTGTAGGTCGAGGTTGTTCCATTGCCGGTGGCGGCCGTTACTGAACCAAAGCCACCACCAGGAAACTGTGGGTCATAGTTGCCCGACAGGTTGTCAAAAGTAACCGTCGCCTGTCCAGATTGAAAGGACTGATCCTCACGAGTGCGACCTCGACGAATACTGATTGACCTCATGTCAGTGCTAGGCAACTGAATCTTTGTAGTGAAAGGTGCATCTGGTACACCAAGAACGTCAGAGCCACCGAGCAAAGAATACGATAAGATGAACTTGCCTGAAGTTCGGTTCGAGGTGTCAAGGTAGATGCGAACAACTGGCGCATTTGTGCCATCAAGTAACGCCATAACCTAGACCCCCAGAATGTTTGGATTCAAACCTTGACGACGCATCAGGATTCCAATGTTGTCACGAACACTGACAGCCAAGTCATGCTCTTTGATTACTGAACCGTGAACATGAACTGTTACCTTTGTCCCGAAGCCTCCGCGTGACAGTGGAACAACTGCCTCAGGGCCAGCCTCGCCAATCATCGCAACAGTTGGACTGTTCACGATTCCCCCAGTAGCAAGTTTGGGAATGCTCGGAATGTTCGGAATGTTCACGCCAACTTTGCCCAAGCCTGGGATATTAATTTTGACTTTGTTTGCCTTGTCAATGACCATGTTCAGTTTGCCGATAATGAAATCGACAATGCCAATCCAAATGTTGAAATAGCCTTTGATGATATTTCCGACAGCTGAGAATGCTCCATGCACAATGTTTGCAATTCCGTTGAAGATGCCTTTCATGGCATTCATGAAACCGTCAAACTTTGCCTTTACCGCATCCGTAACCTTGTGAACAATCTCTTGCACCTTCTCAAAGATTTCTTTCCAATGTTTCTTGAGATAAAAGGCTGCAGCGACAAGTAGACCAATGGCAAGAATGATTCCACCAGTTGCAAGAATCATGGCAGCGTTCGCCGCGATCCAAGCGGCAGCAGTCGAGACAGCCGAAGCGATACCTGCAGCACCAACAACTGCGTAATACTGAATCTTGAAAGCAGTCCACTCGATAGTCTTTGCCATGTCGACAGCAAAAGATTTGGCTGAAGCAATAGTCGCAAGAGTCAACTTGGTGATGTACGCAGCGATAGCGCCCACAAGAATTGTGCCGATAACAGAAGCAAGAATGAGGGCAACCTGGCGATGCTTATCAAGATAAGTGATTGCCTTGCTAATACCGTCAACCATCCTTGTCAGAATAGGAATCAACTTCTCGCCAATAGTCACAAAGACTTTGTCAGTATTTGCTTTCAGGCGCTCCATCTTCCCTGCAAGAGTTTCGGAGGCAGCCGTAGCCTGACCACCAATCTTCTCTTTCAAGACGTTCATAATCTGAGTGCCGGCCTGAGCCGTCGCATTCACCTTGTGTTGCGCCTCAACAAGTTTGTCGTGAGCGCGAGCCAACTGTTCAGAACTCACCTTCGTCTTCTTGTTGTTATCGTGCGACTTTTCAACAAGTTGGTTGTATGCCTTCTGAGCCTTCTCCAAACCTGTGTGAGCCTTCTGTAAAGCTTGAGCACCGCCAGCAGCAACTGGAAGGTCAATACCCATCGACTTGAGAGGTCGCAAGAAACCTTCGTGAGCCTTCGCTACAGCAATAGCAGCCTGAGCCAAAGGGACATGTTTCATGCGAGCAAGGTCAGCTGCAAGGCCCATGTCCTTGAGAGCCTTTTGAGGTGATCCAAGAGCAGTGGTCAGATTCGCCATAGCATCTTCAGTTTCATTGTCAGTGAAACCAAGGTCACGCATCTTTGAGGACATTTCCTCAATCTGTGGAGCAATCTTTTCAAACTCCACACCAGAGTTTTTGACAGCAGTTTGCAGGCGCACATGCGCAGCCTCAAACTCATTGGCCATCTTTACAGATTCATAACCGACACCTGCAGCAACAACACCCAGACCAAGCAATGCACCCTTGCCGATAGCGGCAACTTTCGTGAACGTGGTCTTTGAAGTGGCCTCAACTTCACGCATCTCAGCGCGAGCCTCGCCCATCTTGGCAGAGAACTCACCGATGGACGCTTTCAGTTCAACGAAGATTGGTGGCAACATACCCATTACAAAAGACCTCCACGTCGCTCAACTGCTTTGCCCCACGCCTTTTGATAGACGGCCGGCATCTTAGGCTCAGCCTTCTCAACGGCTGGCTTGAAGTATGGAAACTTGCGTTCCAGTTCATGCTTCTTCAGGTTGTTCACTTTGCCACCGATACCGACACCGCCAGAGAACCATTTGCCAACCTTCTTGGGTCGACGAACTCCACCCAAACCGCCAAGCAAAGCACCTGAGAACTTGCCAGGGCCACCTGAGCGAGGATTGTTTGTGTTACCGCCTGGAGCAGTTCTGATGGTTCTGTTGTAAACCTTTGACGTTCCACGCTCAGTCCATCGAGGTGGGCCTTTAATGTTCTTGCGAACCTCACGCTTGACCAAAGTTTGTTGAGCCTTCAGCGCTTTGATTGTGGCAAAGTCAATGTTGCGCTCGATGTCTTTCGTCGTTGCCTGAAATCGTTCCACGCCATGAACAGTCACCGAAATGAAATCAGGCATTGGCTTCCTCAACTTGTTTATTCTTGACGCGGGTATATGTGTCGTCGATTGCAAGAAGCCAGTCCAAAGTTGCGGCTGGTTCACGTTCAAGCTGCGATGGAGTGCATCCCATTAGTTTGCAGAGCCGATACGTTCGAAGGTGTTCAGGCATAGAACCTCGAACAGTGCCGCCCTCAAGCGCTCGCTCTAAACGCTTAAGGGCTGACCAGGGGAATCTTCGTCAGTATCCAAACCAAAGTTCGGCATCATTTCAGTGATGTTGTCAACGACAGACTTTTGAAGAATCTCATAGTCACTAGCTTTCAAGTTCAGCACAGAGTCCAAAGACACTGGCGACTCGAAAGACCACGACTCTACTCGAGCAACAATCAACACGTCGTTGAGATCGTTGAAACTATCCAACACATCAGGGTCAATTGTTGCCGCAACTTCTGCAGCCTTCGCCTCGTCAGTCAGGTCGGTGGGCGCAGACTTTAACGCTTCACCGGCCTGACCTTGAGACACTCTCATCATTGCCTTCTCGACTGGACGGCGGAGTCTGACCGGCACATCTTGAGGCTGGCGAAGGATTGCCCAAGCGCCATTGGTGAGTTCTAGTTTTTCCGACATGTTTATTCCCCTGTCTTAATCGAATTAGATTGCAGCGTCTTGTGAGACAACTGTGATGGTGAGTGGTTCGGAAGGTGTTCCAGTGGTGCTTCCATCGTATGCAGTGAAAGACACATCCAAGTCGACAGGGCCAGGGCCAGTCACGTTTGGTGTGTCAGCGTCGTACTTGACGTACGGAAGGCTGATGGTGATGGTTTCGTACGTTGAACCCGAAATCAATGCACCCTGAAGCGTCACAACAATCGCAGCGCTTGCATCAGAGATGAACTTGCTGAGGATGACAGTGTCAGTGAACTCAACCTTCATCTTGCCCGAAATCTTGCGGAAACCATTCACAATCTGTTCTTGCTTCAAGCCAGTTCCGTCGAGGTTGTAACGGTCAGTCTTGATGGCATTGTCAACAGTCAGCGTGAAATCCTTCACGTTGATGGCTGCAGTTCCATCGATGGTGACAGTTCCACCAGCGAACGTGTAAAGGCTCGAAGCGCCAGAGATTGTGTAGGACGGAGTCTGAGCTGCAGTCGAGGTGGAGAACTTTGCAGCGTCAATGGTGAACTTAGCCTTGGCAATGTCACCGTTAGCAACCGACAACTCGAAGCCAGAAATCTTGCAACCCGACAGAGTCTTGGTGGTGTACGAGCCAGAGTAGTTTGGAATCTTCACCTGCATGGAGAAGTTGTCACCTACTGGATCGCCGAACGTGTAGGCGGCCGAGTAGACACCGCTGGACACTGTGGTTGGTGCGACCTGATTAGCCATAGCCAAACCAAACAACAAACCTGTTCCACGCGTAGGCAAGTCAATTTCGAAATCACCCGAAGCGTCAGACGTGACAAGAACACGACGGCCAGCACGCATCGTGACACCGCCACCACGAAGGCCCATGCCTTCTTTGATGTTCTTGTTGAACTTCAAGTTCTCATTGTTGAACTCGTAAAACTTTGAAGCAGTAATTGAAGCAGGGAACACGCCAAATGACGATTCACCTGTGAAGATTCCAAGCGAGGAAGCAATACCAGCACCGACAGCCATGTCTTATTCTCCTTGTGCAGTTTCTGCCGACTGAGCCGGCTTTGATTTGGACTTCGAGGTGGAAACTTCCCACACCGAAACTTGAGCAACGAAACCTTCAACAAGACTGTCGTCGATTTCAATGGATTCGCCAGCCTTGATGATGGCGCTAAGGTCAGGGACTTCAAGGTCATCTGACGTGATGTTCTTCAGGGTTGCCACAGTGACTCCTATGTTCGGGCTTTGTAAGTGATGGTGAATGAAATAACAACCGCCACACCAGCATTGGTCTGGCGATACGACGTGGTATTCGAGCTGATTCCTGCAAAGAGGCAAGAACCGCCAAGAGACGGGTCTAGACGTATTGCAGTATCAACAGCCGACATGATGGCAAACGCTCGTGTTCGACGACTTGTGAGGTCTGTCGTGCCATCCCATGAGGCAAGGAAGCAATCCACGCTTCCGTCCTCAAACATCTTTTTCGCACCAATTTGGTCATAGGTTTGAGTCAGCGATACGGCTGTCACGTCACCATCGTCCGAGCCATCGTGACCGACTGCGATGAAGTCGCCAGGAAAGGTTGAGTCAACCTCAATACCGTCAAAGATGCGGACATTAGAAAGGGAGCTCGAAGCGCCCAGTTGAGAGATGATGCCAGCAACTACGGCTGGGAAAGCAGTGGTAGCCATCAGCATACGCCCGGAAGGCTGGCAGGATCGAGCAACTCCATTGCGCGACGTGGAAGAGAATAGGTCGGCGTTGTGTAGAAGTCGTCACCTGCACCCATGCGATTCATGACAGTTGCAGCGCCACGCTGAGTCTGCCAAAGATGGCGCAGGATTTCCAACACGCCTTGCTGAACTGCTGGCGGTGTCACTGTGTACCCTGCGATATAGGTCACCGTGACAGCATTCACGCCCGATGCCCAATAGCCATACGCACCGAACGACGATGAAGCCGACAAGGTCGAGGTGGTCAAGCGGTAGAGTCGCTGACCGGTGTCATCCAACTTGTAAGAATTAGAATCCAAAGTCACGCCAGACTCGACAACCGTCGTGATGCTAATCGCACGAGGCGAGCGCAGACGAAGAACGTCAGTCTGTCCGTCATACATTTCCACCAAGGTACGACGGCCAAGGACAGCGCCAACATAATTCTCGGCAAGGTCTTGGGCAGCGTCAATGAATCGGCGAATCTCATCCTCGTCAGCTGACGCGGCAGGGATGTTGAGATGGCTCAGCGCCATGTCATACGAGATGACCGGCAGAGTTGTCAGGTCACGAACAGTGAACTCATCAGTGAACGCTGAAGCATTCGTGCCAGTAGCCACCCAGCGGACTGTGTGACGACCTGAGAGCGTCGGAGTGTAGGCGATGTCATAAAGACCAGCACCGCTATTAGTAACGCTAGGCGTTGTCGTAGAGCCGTCAGGCTTAGTGATGGTGCAGATGACAGAAGTTGCATTCTGAGCAGTCCCTGCGCTGTTAGTGATAGTGATACCAAGAGCAACAACATCACCCAAGTCATAAGATGCCATGCGTTATCTCACTTTCATCGTGGCGGTCGGAATAGGTCGAGGTTTCGTGCTGGCGGTCGCAACCGTTCGCTGTGAAGTCTTAGCACTAGCAACAGTCCTAGCATGAGTGGTGGCCACAGGAATGACACGGTTTGCAGAACTACCATTGGTGATAGTGAAATCGTAACTTAAAGGCAAGTCGTAGAACGCGGTTCGATCGTAGGAAGTGCCAGAAGTAAGCGAGGCGGTCGGCTGACGTGGCTTCATCGAGGTCACAATGTCACTTCACTTTCAAGCTAGTCCGGTCAATAGCAATCGACTTGCAGCAGTCTGCGTAACTGTCGCAGTCTTGTGTGGGGCATCCTGTTCGGCAAGCCACTACGCCAACCTAAAGTACCAAGGTGTGCTTGTTGCTGCCGTTGAAGTTACTGCACCAGAAATGTCTGTCTGCGCTGAACTGAAAGAGATTTGTGGAAGAATAGTTCCGCCAACCAATACCGCACCACCCAAAAGATGATAGGCGAGAAGTGGAAGTGCCGATGGAGTACCAGACCACGTTGCAACCATACCTACTGCATAAGTAGTTCCAGCAGTCAATGTAGTTGATGAAATGGTGAAATCGTAAAGTGATGTTGTTGATGTAAAAGGTGATGATTGCCATGCTGAGATAGCACCAGAAATAGGTGTGATTGTTGAACCACTAACTGTAAACAATGCGGCTTTGGCCTGTGGCGTAGTTGCACCAGACCAGTTAGCGGCAGTAAGACCAACATAGTTAGAAATCTTGGTAACAGTAATGTCCTGTTCAGGGGTAAAAAAGTAAGCACGTAAAGAACCTGAGGCAAGCGCAGTAGTAGCAGAAACAAACATTCTTGAAGGAACATCAAGCGTAGTAGTTCCCTGATAAAACTTTGCACGTTGCTGAGTCAACGTAGCGGCAGTATTAGTAATCTTTGACGGACTCAACGTGCTAGAAATACTTGCATCCACAACGCTGCCAGCCGTAGGCGTAGCCGTAACAGTAATGTCAGCCGTGCCATTAAACGACACACCGTTAATGTTTCTTGCAGTTGCAAGGGCTGTTGCCGTATTAGCATTACCAGCGGTAGTCGCAGTAGTTGCAGTAGAAGCAGCAATAGTGCCGGTCAGCTTAGAACCATCAGTAGCATACGTCAGGCTAGTCCAAGTGCTTGATCCTGTACCAATCTTAAACTTGCCCGTATCGGTTTCAAACCCAATTTCACCAGCAGACAATGTAGGATTGACGCTAGTCCAGTTTGCAGCCGTGTCACGGCGTACTTGAATCTGTGTAATCTGTGCCACAACTAACTCCTTGTGTATGTTTTGATAATGTCAACAGCTCTATTGAACATTCGACTTGCGTAGTACCGGTTTCCTGCGGGATTTAAATGAAAGTCAGAATAAATGTAAATCTGACCATTGCCCGTGTTGTTTGGATTAGTGCTGTTGCTTGTTCCAGTAACCCAGCCTTCGTTGTAGATGTTTACTGCACCGATAACGTTAGTGGCAGCGGTTGCCGCCGAATATACGGTTGAGGCATTAAGGGCTAATGCTGTGCTGCTTTGCGTATTTGAGCCACGTGTGAACACAATAATTTTAGTGTCAGGCAAATTAGTTTTAATGTAGTTGTAGACGTATGTTGCATGGTCACCCAGACGATACGAGGACGCAGTAAATCCATCGTCGTTAGTTGTACCAAGAAAAATAACAAGGTCAGGGTTGATAGTTGTGACAATAGATAAACGTGCAGGGTCGCACCAGTTTGCGCCACTAGCTGTAGCATCAGTTACATAACCCAAAATAGGGTCAACGTTTGTACCACGTACATAGCCTGTGCCACCAATAGAAACATTGTGATAGTCCACGTTTAGCATTTCGCCAAACTGCAAAGCCAGATGGTCAGATAAGTTAGAAACGCCAGCAACACCAGCCCCACCAGCAAACCAAGACCCATCAAACAAAGCAACTTTAAGTAGTCGTTGCTCTACAGGAAAAATAGTTTCAGTAACATCTTTCAAACCAATACCACCAAAATCGGCATTAGCCAACATGACACGAATACGACGTTGAGCCGTAGACGGCAACACCACATTGTAGTAACTGTTCACATTGTTTGTGCTAGTTGGAATTACGGCTGATGTGGTAGTAGGAACGCCGTCAATCCACACCCAAATCTGTGCAGCATTAGTTCCACGAGAGTTGTAACGAATGTCAAAGTTACTGCCGTAGTAATCGAACTCAACCCAAAACGTACCGTAACCATAGTTAGCGTTGCGGTAGTAGCTTGTTCCGCTACCGTTTGTGATCACGCTGGCGTTTAACCCACGAAAATAAAACTTGCCACTGTTGTATGCGTAAACCGATGCACCCGAAATGGCTGAACTGCTAGTGCTAGAAATCAGTGAAGTGTTAGCAGTAGGAAAAGCATTAGTTGGGCCAGTAGCCTTAGCAAGAAAACCATCAAACTTAGACTTAAGTGCAGACGTACCCTTGGCATCATAACTATTTGTCAAAGACACTGCACCGGTCAAACCATCAACAGAAGAAACACCTGTAGTGATCGCTTGCCACTGCGTGTCATAATCTGCGCCAGACTTCTTAACTAACGCCTGACCAGTAGTTCCGCCAGATGGAAAACCAGCACCAGTAGGGCCAGCAGGACCTTGAGGCCCAGCAGCACCAACAACAGCAGGAATCCATGCCGAACCATTCCACACTTTAAGTTGTGTCATGCTGAACCACCATCAAGATTAGTAATGTTAGAACCATCAGCATTAGCCTTATCATTGACCGCATTGACTGCATAGTCGGCAGAACTCTTAGCAGTAACAGCTAAGTCGTAAGCAACTTTTACACTGTTAGGTGTAGCCGCAGTAGTAATGCTAGTGCTAGAAATTGAATCAGTTAATTGAACTGCACCAGATTGTGAAGTGGTTGCATCTTGAATACCAATCGAACCATTGATGTTGATTGTGCCACCAGTAAGCGGAGCAACAGCAGTAACAGTTCTGACAGTACCAGTGCCGTCAACAGTTTCCCAAGCAACATCATAATCAGAGTTACTACCCTTAGCCAAGACTTGACCATCAAGACCTCCAGCAGGAACACTGCCAGTAGTTCCAGCGGATGAAGTATCGAGCCACACCACGCCCGTGTTAGTTGGTGCTGTTGCCTGAGTGACAATACCTGCCGAACCAGTATCACCCTTAACGCCCTGGCTAATATATTTCCAAGTGCCAGATGTAGTGTCGTAATACTTAATAGCACTCATGCTGAACCCCCGTCAATAGCAGTCTGATAAGTGACATCGTTAGGATCAACCCACAGCTGAGAAGTGTCAGTCGGTGCAGATGTAGAAATCTTCACATTGTTCTGTTGAGTCAACGTCATAGACAACCACTGATTAGTGTTAGTGTCCCAATACTTTAGAGCAGTCATGCTGAACCCCCAGAAATAGTTCCGCCAACAACAGTCGCACCAGTCATCGTCACAGTGCCAGTAAACGTCGGGTTATTAAAATCTGCCAGAGCAAGGGCATAACCCAAAGAGTTCCACCGAGTAGACCCATCACCAATTTTAAACTTGCGAGTATCAGACTCAAAACCAAACTCGCCAGCATCCAAAATAGGATTAGTAGAAGTCCACACAGAAGCAGTACCACGACGAGTCTTAATAGAAGTTAGTTGTGTAGCCGGTGTACCACCATCAAACACTGCAACCTGTGCAGAACTCGTTGAAGTGTCAGCCCACAACTTGTCATGGTTAGAAGGGGCAGTGCCACTGAATGCAACACCTGTTCCTGCGCCAATAAGCACTAGACGGTCTGCAACGGTCGTGGAAGACGACTGAGGGTTTACCCCTAGTGTGGCTTGAATGGCCTCGATAGCGTCGTTAGCGTCGCTGTGTTGCGTATGGTGAGGCACTGTGGCGGAGTCGAGCGTGTCCGAGGCTGATGGATT